ACTGTCCATTTCATTTGGTGGATATGGTATCGTTGACCTCTGTATTACTAATCCACCGTGGGAGAGAAGTTTCCTGCATAATTTTATCGACCACTGGCTTGACATTTGCCCCACATGGCTGCTATTTGATGCTGACTGGATGCACACTAAGCAATCCTCTGTCCTTATGACCTACTGCACCAAGGTTGTGTCTGTTGGTCGTGTCAAGTGGATTGAGGGTAGTAAGAGTGTGGGGAAGGACAACTGCGCTTGGTATCTGTTCGACAGATATAAGTTTGGGCCAACTGAGTTTTATGGAAGGACTGTATGATGCTGACACGACAGGACATTGAAGACATGGGCTATGAGTACTATACCCCGCGTGAGGCTGATGAATGTTATAAGACTAAAGCTAAACTGTTTAACTACAACCCTCTTGATATGGTGCAAGAGTTCGCTAGGGTAATGGGACAAGAACCTATCCCTTCCTTGTATGCGACACTAATCCAAGAAGAGTTTGATGAATGGTTTGATGCACGACAGTCAATGGACCATGCACACGAACTTAAGGAACTGTCTGATCTTGTCTATGTAATCTTCGGTTATGCTAACGCTAAAGGTTGGAACCTCATGGAAGCTACCCGTAGGGTTCATGTGAATAACATGTATCGGTGTATGCAACCTGATGGTTCTGTTAAGCGTAGGGAAGATGGTAAGATCGTGAAGAACAAAGACTATCCGAATGTAGACCTGACTGACCTTGTATGACTGACAAATAGAAAGAGCAAAGAATGACTAATAAACAAGAGGCACATACTGCCACCCTTACGCATGTACTTGAATATCTAACGGAACAAAAGATGACTACTGCGGAAATGGTAGGCATCCTTGAAGTAGCTAAAACATCTCTCATTCTCTCTGCTGGAGGTATTGTAAAGTGACTAATAACTACCTTCCTACTGACTACCAATCTTTTATCCACACAAGTCGTTATGCACGATGGCTGGACAAAGAACAACGCCGGGAGACTTGGGCTGAGACTGTAAGCCGCTACATCCAGAACGTAGTGGTTAAAGCTACCCGCGACGAAATCATTGTAGATGAGATTGAACAGGCTATCCTTGGGCTTGAGGTAATGCCTAGTATGCGGGCTGTGATGACTGCTGGTCCTGCCCTTGAGCGTGACAATACTGCTGGCTACAACTGTAGTTATCTGCCTGTGGATGACCCTAAGTCTTTTGATGAGGCTATGTTCATCCTTCTTTGTGGTACTGGTGTTGGTTTCTCAGTTGAACGACAGTACATTAATAAGTTGCCAGACGTACCTGAGAACATGTTTAACAGCGACACTGTGGTAGTTGTGAAGGATAGCAAGGAAGGTTGGGCTAAGGCTCTGCGTCAGGTCATTGCCCTTCTGTACAGCGGGGAAATCCCTAAGTGGGACGTGTCTAAGGTTCGTCCTGCTGGGGCTAAACTCAAGACCTTTGGTGGTCGTGCTTCTGGCCCTGCCCCTTTGGTTGACCTGTTTAACTTTGTCGTTCGTACCTTTGTCGGAGCTAAGGGTCGTAAGATGTCTTCTATTGAGTGCCATGACCTCATGTGTAAGATTGGTGAGGTTGTCGTTGTTGGTGGTGTTCGTCGCTCTGCAATGATTAGTCTTAGCAACCTGTCTGATGATCGTATGCGTCATGCTAAGTCAGGCAACTGGTGGGAGAACGACCCTCAGCGGGCATTGGCTAACAACTCTGTCAGTTATACTGAGAAGCCTGATGCTCTGTCTTTTATGCGTGAGTGGATGGCTTTGGTCGAAAGTGGGTCTGGTGAACGTGGCATCTTTAACCGTCAGGCATCTAAAAAGCAAGCAGCCAAGAATGGTCGCCGTGATCCTAACTTTGACTTTGGTACTAACCCTTGTTCTGAGATTATCCTTCGACCCTATCAGTTCTGCAACTTGACCGAGGTGGTTATCCGTGCTACAGACACTCTGGAAGATTTGGAACGAAAAGTCCGTCTGGCAACAATTCTGGGAACTATCCAGTCCACATACACAAACTTCCCTTACCTTCGGAAAGTGTGGCAGAAAAACACAGAAGAGGAACGACTGCTGGGAGTGTCACTGACGGGGATTATGGACAACCCGCTTATGACGACAAAGAATCAGGGATTGGAGAAAACACTTGAACATCTTCGTGACATTGCTGTGGGCACTAATGTGGAGTGGGCTGGTCGCCTTGGTGTCCCTGTCAGTTCTGCTATTACCTGTGTCAAGCCCTCTGGCACTGTATCTCAGCTTGTGGATAGCGCATCTGGTATTCATGCTCGTCACTCTCCTTATTACATCCGTACTGTCCGGGGTGATAATAAAGACCCTCTGACGCAGTTCATGAAGGACCAAGGTATCCCAAGTGAACCTGATGTGTTCAAGCCTGACCAGACGACCGTGTTCAGCTTCCCACAGAAGGCTCCAGAGGGTGCTGTAGTAACTGCTGACCTTAGTGCTATTGACCAGTTGAAGATGTGGCTTGCCTATCAACGTGCGTGGTGTGAGCATAAGCCCTCTGTCACTATTAACGTCAAGAAAGACGAGTGGTTTGAGGTCGGTGCTTTCGTCTACGAACACTTTGATGAAATGAGTGGTGTGTCGTTTCTACCCTACAATGAGCATACTTATCAACAGGCACCGTACCAAGAGGTTGGTAAGACTGACTATGAAAACCTTCTGGCACTTATGCCTAAAGCTATTGACTGGGCACGACTGTCAGAGTATGAGAAGGAAGATATGACCGCAGGTACTCAGACGTTTGCATGTGTTGGGTCTTGTGAGATTGTTGACCTGACCTAAGCGTTACGCACCTAAGCATGTGTCTAAACTGCTTATCAATTTTGTTCAGGGAATGGTAAATATGATCAAGGATAAACACATCGCAGTCTGGTTCTCTTGTGGGGCTGCAAGTGCAGTAGCCGCTAAGTTGACGCTTGAGATTTACGGAGAGTTTAATAAAGTAAGCATCGTAAACAACCCAATCAAAGAGGAACACGAGGACAACCAGAGATTTCTAAAAGATGTGGAAGCGTGGCTCAAACATGAAATCACGTTTGCAACAAGGTCAAAATACCCAGATCATTCCTGCAAAGATGTGTGGTCTGACCGTAAGTATATGTCTGGTGTTATGGGGGCACCTTGTACACTAGAACTAAAGAAGAAGGCCAGACAAGAATGGGAGGAAGACAATAGGCCAGATTACACCGTACTTGGCTTTACAAAGGAAGAGACCAACCGTGCTGACAGGTTTCGGCTAACCGAGCGTGATACGTTGCTTACCCCACTAATTGATCTGGGTTACACCAAACAGGATTGTTTTGATGTACTTCTAAACGCAGGTGTTGAACTCCCTGAAATATATAAACTAGGTTTCCCCAATGCAAACTGTATTGGCTGCGTGAAGGCGGGGTCATCCACTTATTGGAATCTAGTCAGGAAGGAATTCCCAGAGGTGTTTGAGGATCGTGCGACACAATCACGGGAGATTGGTGCTAAACTGGCTTGGTACAAAGGGAAAAGGATTTACCTTGACGAACTACCTAAAGATGCTAAAGGTAACAGTTTGAAAAACTATAACTTTGAGTGTGGACTCTTTTGTGAGGAACGTGAGTAATGGCACAGGAAACCCCGGCCAAGCGAACTCGACGGACGACCAGCTCTGTAAGAGCGACAAAGTATAAGAATGCTGATAATAAGGGTACATCAGGTATTGTACCCCGTACACCTAAACAGAAAGAGTTCCTAGATGCACTTCGCTCAAACAGTCAAGTCTTTGTGCTTGGGCCAGCAGGTACAGGGAAGACTTATGTTACGGCGACTTATGCTGCTGACCTTTACGCACTCAAAGAGATCGACAAGATCGTTATCACACGTCCCCATGTGGCTGTAGGTAAGGAACTTGGGTTTCTTAAGGGTGACCTAGAGGAAAAGACTAAGCCTTGGGCCTTGCCTGTCCTAGACGTTCTGGAGAAGCATCTGGGGAAGGGCGCAGTGGAAACTGGTATCAAGAATGGCAATATCGAAATGGCTCCTCTGGCCCTTATGCGTGGCCGTAGCTTTGATAACGCCTTTATCATTGTTGATGAAACCCAGAACATAACGACACACGAACTTAAGATGTTGTTGACCCGCGTAGGTGAAGGCACTACTATTGTCCTTAATGGTGACGTACAGCAGAGTGACTTGAAAGAGGCTGATGGGTTGTCTAAGGTGATCCACCTAGCAAAGAAACATATGCTGCCTGTACCCATTATTGAGTTTGGTGTCGAGGATATTGTCAGATCGGACATCTGTGCCCAATGGGTGAAAGTGTTTATGAAAGAAGGACTATAGTATGGCTAAATGGAATGTAGAGAAACTTATGCAACAAGACGCTAAAGTAGTTGACAATGTTAATCACCCATCCCACTACAATCAGGCTGGTATTGAATGTATTGACGCTATGAAAGCCATGACAGAGGGTACATCAGTTCCCCCTCATGCAGCATACTGTTGGCAGAACTCCTTTAAGTACCTTTGGCGATGGCCTTACAAGAACGGTGTGGAGGATTTGAAGAAAGCCCGTTGGTATCTCGACAAACTAATTAAGGAAATGGAACAATGATTACCTCAGTTATTCTAGTTTGTAAGGCAGCAGCCTGCACTCTTGTATTCAGCAATATGTTCTACGAAAGTGAATTGGATTGCCAATACTCTCAAGTCAATGATGGTGCTATGTTCATTATGCAGAACTATCCAGAGGCTGACTATACAGAGTTCTATTGTCATAAGTGGGCTGGACCCAAAGAAGGAGAACCAACGTAATGGTTGACGTTTGGTGGATCGTAATCGCCCAACTTGTAATTACACTGTATCTAGCTTGGAAAGTCTTTAGCCTGACAGATGCACTTGAAAAGACACAGCTAGTCCTTGGTCATATGATTATGGAAGTGGATAAGATACCTAAACGGTAACCGGAAATAGAAAAAGCCGCAGGCGTCCTTGAGTGGATACCTGCGGCTTAATTATTTTGTATTGCGTCTTGTAAAGAGACTTCTGACCCAACGACCAATCTCATTAGGTGAGGGTAGTAACCAGCCTAAGATCAGGAGAAGGACTACCCACGCTGGTATCTCATTAACAATTACATTCTCAACCTTATCAGCCTTGACCTTATTAGTGTCAGTTGCTTGATTAACTTTATCAGCTTGGTTTACCGACAGTCTCTGCTCTGTATTGTTTGTCGTCCCTACAGTCTGGGTATTCGTCTTACCGACTTGAGTATTAGCGGCTACGTTAGTACCCCCACCAGATAGAAACTTAAGTGGGTTAGCGACTGTCCCGCATCCCGTAAGGATTGTACCACTGAAGACCAAAAGCAATAGCAGAGTAAGTGAAGATCGGGAAAACCAAGATTTCAATAAGTTCAACATCTTTAGTCTCCACAAGATAGCCCAGCCAAATCAGTAGGGCCAGAGCTACTTCCCTCTTCCAACTCTTCTCACGTTTCTCAACGATAACTACTTCTTCGCTCATTAGTTACCCCTTTCAAGGTACTCCCTAATACCCTTGATATTCTCATCAATACGGGCGAGGGTTACAGCTTGGCTTTGGACGACAACCTCAAGGTTAGTAGTTCTAGTATCAAGACGTATAATCTCAGTCCTGTTACTGTCTACATCATTCCTAAGAGTAACGACGAAAGCGATAAGGGCTACAGTCTGACAGAAGATTGCAAAGATGATTGAGATAGGCACACTTCTAGATAAGTGCCAAGGGTCATTAGGCATCACGGGTAGACCTTTCTGTCTAGTTGGTGGTGAGGTGAATCCCAGCCCCAATCGTATCCGTGTACGACAGCAATACCAAGTTCATCAGCAGCTTGCTTCATAGCCTCTACGATAGGGATAAAGGCTTCCTTCTCCCATGTAATAGGCCAAGGTGCAATATCTACAGCATGACCTGTGATATGACGAGAGTTCATCGTCTTAGATGCACCTTTAGCCACTAGCTGCTTCTGTCGCTCTCTGGAGCGTATACCCTCAATTACAGTGAAGTCTACCTCAGTGATCTGGATAGCCCTCTTGACGACAGCTACAAGGTCAGGGTGTACACCTGAGAGGTTCTGTAGGCTTCTGATACCTAGTTTGTATGTCATGTGTCACATCCTTATTATCTGAATACGCTTACAGAAACAATTGCATCAACGCTTTGGTTAGCACCACCTTTAACAGTTATCCTTGTTCTAAAAGTGTCGTATTCCGTAGCACCAGCGTTCAAAATAAAAGATGCACTACCAGTAGAAGCAACAACACTGTAGTTTGAGTCTGGCATAGATACAGAAAAGTTTACATAGTAATCTCCTGCGGCATTCCTTATAACGGAGGAAACATTGCCAGCCCCAAAAATACTACCATCAGTATTAAACCTTACCCAAGCACGACAAGCATAAATAGGGGCTGATCCTATAGCATTAAGTGCAGGTTTAACTGCTGCCCTTACTTTAGCAGGGGAAACAAGGCTTTCAGTCGTAGCTACACCAGATTCCCAAGTTGCTGTAGCTTGATCTCCAAGCAATCCAGTTTGAGTACCTGATGTATTTACTACCTGAGTGTCGTCAAGAATACGGAAAGCATTAGCTGTCTGGTCAAGATAACCTACATTAATCCAAGCATCATCAGCCTCAGACCGCATCTTAAGAATGTTATTAGCAGTGTCATACCACAGCATGTTCGCATAAGTAGTCGAAGGTGCTGTAGACCCAGAGTTCAGTGATGCAAGTGCCTGTAGTGAGGCATTCATATCAGATCGGAAAACTGGGGCTGAGACGTTTCCGACCGAGTGGTTACTTTGAGACATATTAGTTATACTCCACTAGTGCGGTTAGTCCGCTAATTGAGGGTGTTACATTTACTGAGGAAGACTTAAGGACAACTCTGAAACGGAAAACACGACCATAAAACTCACCAGCACGAAACTGTTGATAGGGGGACCAAGTTGGCGTTCCAGTAGGGTCATCTGGTGTCGTTGATACATAGAACAAGAGGTTAGTATCAGCAAACTGTGCATCACCTGTAAAGTCATCAAACAAACCGGGAAGACCATCAAACAAACCGGGAAGGTCATCCCACAGTCCAGAAGAACTATCAAAGCGGTTTACATTAGCATCAACCCTTACATGCGCCCTACGAACTGAACCCGTGTCAATGTAAGTAGAGAAGTCATAAGTAGCCTCTGATGGTGCTGACGACACATCTGTAATTCGAAGCTCCCCAGAAGTTACAGAACAACCAGTCTTACTTCCACTAAAGGTTGGACTATCAGTCTGTGTCAGACTATTAGTGTAGGTAGGCACAACAGCGGCAGGAACGATAACACTTGTATAGTTGGTAGATGCAACACCAGACTTGTCATAAGACCTAACCATGTAAGTCCCCGGCCTAGTAGGCAGAGAAGCAAATGATGCAGGACGACTAACTTTATCAAGTGCAGTTGTAGCATTAGCCCAAGACGCACCAGAAACTTCTACGGCATGACGGATACGATAGAACGAAAGGTCAAGGTCAGGGACTGGTGTCCATTCAAGGTGTGTCGTAGTACCATTAACCTCAGCAAACAGCCCAGCAACGTCTTGTGGTGGCTCTAGGAGGCCAGAGGCTTCGATACCTGTCAGGAACTCCCATTCACCCCTGTAACCAAAAGCGTTGACTGCTCTAGCACGAAAATCGTATGTATCGTCTTCAAGGTCGATAGCCTCAAAGTTACCAAGTTCACCAGTACCAAGAGTGATGTAAGCGCTGTCAGAAGCCTTCTTATACTGCGCCTCAACAAAGTCTACACCAGCAGGGTTACCACTTGTAACTGTAAGGGTAATAATGTTAGTCAGCTTCTCTCTG